GTCAAGCACCTCCGACACTCTCTTTACATTGGTCAGCTTGTGCAGTTCGATTTCCGTATAGGAGTCGGACACCTCGCTGAACTCCTTCATGATGCCGTCCGGGCCGAGGTCATACAGGAACTCGCCCGTGTTCTCGTTCTGGAATCTGAGCACGGCCTTATTGTCACTATTGACGGCCAGGTAGATGGCAGGGTATTGACCCTTGCCGAAGATCTTGAACTCAGAGCCTTCAGCCTCGATGTGCGGACTGCCGCTATAGCCGGTCTGAATCAGGGTGGCTACGAGGTTATTGATAAGGGCTTTTTCTGCAAAGAAAATGTCTGTTGCCAGGACAGCAACCTTTGATGTCGCTTCCCAGTAAATGCTACCGTTTGTCCCATTCGGAGCATTGTCTAGAGTAGATATATGTGACTTGATACAATGGAAGAACCCCGATTCTCTGAAGAGGACGGTATCATCGAATTGCTCATCCACCTTGCCTGCCTGGTACTGAGTGTTTATAGCCCACCTCCTATTTCTCACTTGTCCGAAATGCGTGCTTTCCTCATTGGAAATGTAGCTTGTGGCCTGCATACCCACTTCCAGTTTCGGCATACATAAGTACACGTCATTCAATGTGCTTGAGCTTGCTTTAGGGTAAAGTCGGAACAACAGTTTTTGGTCTGCACTGCCAATGGTGCTCTTAGTCTTGAAAGTGAATGTGTGTCGCTTCCAGGTATTGCTCAGACTCCAGAGGATGTATGCATCTGCACCCATTGTATTGGCGTTCTGCATAACACCGTCTTTATAGCTGATAACCGTATTGTCGAACACGCTGGGATAGATGAATGTCGCAACGTTGACACCCTTCGCCCAGAACGACAACGTGTACCATGTGCTAGGCTCCAGTTTCTTGATCGTTCCGGTTGTATTCCACAGGCACTGCTGCAGTACTTCTTTATACTGAATCTGAGCAGTAGTCTTAGTTGTACGGTCATAATAGGCGTTGTGCGCCTGAATGCCCGTTGTAATGCTTGCATAGTTCTCTTGTGAAAGAGAAACGCCGGACAAGGGACTCAACGAGTTCCTTGTGGTCCATTTGTCTAGAGCCTGCAGCGAAGAGAAGTTGGTCTGCTCGAGCAGGTTCGGGTTGGCCCCGGCGGAGTAAGAGAATATCAGCTCGCAGTCTGTATACGAGGGTGACGTATCCCTGTAATAGGTCACCTCATAGCGCCACACGAAGGGTTTGTCGGCAGTGGCCGTCTGGTAGTTCTCCGTCCAGCTGGAGGCTTCGGTGCTGCGTGTGACGCCGGTTGCCATCGTCGTAGCCAGATAGAAAGTCTTGTGGCCTGTGACGCCGTTACCTTCAGGTCCTGTCGGTCCTGTCGGCCCTGTCCCGCCTGTGTCACCGTCCTTGACATATTCCTGCTGGTCGCTCCACTCACTGGCAGCGATGGTGTCGGTGGCCCCGGTTCCTACTGCGGTCGCCTGAATCACCCAGCACGGGTTGCCGTCTGTGGCGGGGATGTTCTGTGACCATCCAGCCAGGGAGCCGCTGAGCTTGCCTGTCGCGAAGGTGTATGTCAGCGTGGTCGTCGGCTTGCTGGGCTTCGACGCGCTGCGCTTGAAAAGGAAAACGGGTGCCGAGTTCAGACCATGCTCGCCCTGCTCGCCGTTTTCGACGAACAGGACGGGCGTGGCCCACTCGCTGGCGGCTATCGTGTCTGTAGCCCCGGTGCTGTAGGCGGTGGCTGCTGTCACGTAGATGGGGTCAGTTCCAGAAGGAATCTTGTTGAGTGTCCAGCCTGTAGGCACCGAGTCGAGCCGTTGGGTGGCAAACGTATAGGTCAGCGTCGCCGACCAGTCGATGGCACTGATGGCCGACGCGCTGCGCCTGAAAAGGTAAACGGTCGCCGTGTTGCCACCTGGAGTGCCGTCTGTGCCGTCTTTGCCGTCTTTGCTAACAGTCACGGTCTTGGTGTCAACCTTGGTATCGCCCTTAATCAGGACTATCTCCAGCGACTTGTCCGTCTTGGCTGCAGATACGGAAAAGCTCGGAGTGTTGCGCTTCAGCACGGACACTGTTGACGATCCGTTCTTGAACACGCTGACCGAATAGTCACCCATGCCCTCCTGTGTAGGATTGGCATTGCCCTTTCGTCGCCACACCTCGATGCTTACCGCACTGCGGCCGTCCTTCCAGTTGGTATCCTTGTCGAGCACCAACTGGGAGGGCGTGACCACAAGATACAGCCCCTCGGCATCCTTCGGAGCCAGCAGCAGATCCTTTACTTTACGAAGTTTCATTTATTCGTTGTTTGCTGATATTACCACCGAGACGCCCTTCTCCTCGTCGAGCACGGTGTGTAAAACTGTGAATGACGAGCCAGTGGCGACAGATCCTACCTGAGCGCCTGTCACCATGTTGAGCATCTGATATGAGAAAGACCAGGTGTTCGTAGTGTCCGGAACGTTCTTCGTACGGTCATACACTACGGGGTGGAATGTGACATCCACACCCTCCTCGACGGCATCGCCGGCCTGGCTGCATCCGTCATATATGTAGTAAGGATCAGCGATGTCTGTCAGCTGCTGAGTCTTATACAATGACTCACCATCATGTGTGGCGACTATACGGAAGATTTCCTCTCCGTCGACACCTGCCCCGTACACCTTTATCTTGTTTGACGAAAGGACCTCTATCACGCCCAGCTGGCTTGTGACGTTAGTCCACGCTCCGGCAGTCCATTTCTGCCACTGGAATGTGGCACCCGAGATGCTTGCGCCTGCACGCTGCAGGACGGCTGTCATCTCAACCCATCTGTTGGTGTTCGACAGTACATTGCTGCCGCTGCCGTCTTCGGTCGTCAGCGATATGAGCACCTCCTTGGCATTGCCTACAGTGGTCTGCACAGGGATGCGCTCTGAACACGTGAAAGGCTTGCCCCTGTAAGTACTCTTGTAATAGATGTGCTTGTCGGTAAGATCCTGAGCGCTGCAGAGGTTGCCCTTGATCTTCAGGGCTGGATAGGTAGCACCGCTGATGACGATGGTTGTCTTCTCGAAAAGGCTGGCGTAGGCTGCCTTCACGTTGCCGTTCCCGTCGAGTATTCCTGCAGTCTCCGTCTCGGGATTGTTATAATACCACTGCTGCCCCTGCGTTTCCGGCAGTATATACTGTCCCCTCTTCGAGGAGTACGGCAGCGGGTACAGAGTGGCAGGGTGCTTGGTGAAGTCGGTGTTGACGACCTTGCCCTGCTGTTCGTCCCAATACTGCGTAAGGCCGAAGCCCTCGTCGATGCTCACTCCCATCCGGGGAGTGATCTGATCACCGTCCTCATATTTGAAGAGGTTCTTGATTCTGCTTATCTGTTGTCCCATATTATCTCATGTTTTTGTTAACGAACTCTGTTGCCTCTCTCTCCGACACTTCCCTGGCACCTTCCGACAGTGCCTTCTCCATGCCGTATACTGCAAGGTCGCCGATGTTTACAAGGTATCCGTCGGCAGCATTGCCATAGCGGTAGGCAGTGATGCCCAGTGCATCCGCAATCGATTGTGGAATGATAAAGTACTTCATATCTTATTCTTCGAAATCATTGTCTATGACAGGGTGATGCCCCACGAGGATTTCGCCGTCAAGCGTCAACACCTCTCCATTGATGGTGAATGGCAAGAGAGCCGATATCTCGCGCGTGAGCCACCCGAACTGGTGCTTCATCGTAGCGTCGACGGGGAACATGGAGCGAGGAACCTCGCCCCTGCTGCCGTGCGCCACATGCCACCAAGTGCCGTCGCCTCGGCTGTAGAGTATCTCCATGTCGAAATACTGCTCAGGAGCGGGTATGCGTCCGCCCTGCCTGTTTACGACGTAGGCTTCAGCCACTGCGCGTGACGTCTCCGGGAAGATATATTGCCCCTCGAGTATGTCGAGGTCGTCATCATAGTATCCGTAGAACCTGCGCAGCAAGAATGCAGCCGCCTGCAGTTCTGCTGTATTGTCCTTGGGGTATGCCAGGCATCTGATCAGTATGCGCTGGATGAACCTCTGCTCAACGGTGAGCGCCTTCGTGGCAGCCCCGCCCCTGCACCAGAAATCCTTTTCGACGTCCACGTCGCGCCACTCGCTGTCCTCGAACACCTGCCAGCGGTACACACTGGCATCATCCTTTACCTTGGTGGCGCCGTTCATCAGCTGCACCGGTATCTGGAACGTCCCCCTGTCCTTCCATGGTACCAGGTCCGTGCGCATCGGCCACAGCGTCTGCAGAGTCATGCGCCACTCCGTTGCCGAGACGCACGACAGCGAACCCTTCCAGTGCGCCTTGATCACGTCCTTGCGCCGCGGGTCGATGAAGTCGGCATCGAAGATTACGGTGCCTGCCGTGTCAGGGTCGAGGTTAAACTTCAGCGTCAGGGCATGCGTCTTCTCGTCTATCGTGTAGTGCGTGCCCTTCACAGGAGCGCTCTTACCTACCTTTGCCGATATCGCCCAGACGACGTTGACAAGCTCGGCGGTATGATCGCCCGATATCTTGCCCTCCTTGTCCGATACAGAGAACTGTGGCTTAAGCACCATAGGCGTCTTAGTGCGGTCGGCAATGTATGTGCCTGCGACAGCATCGTACTTCTGCTGCAGCGATCCGAACAACTCCTGCATCGAGAAAAGCGGGTCGAGCGGCTGGTGTATGATATTACCTTCTTTTTTCCTTAGTTTCATTGTATGTTGTGTATATTCGTTATCGGTTTGCCAGCGATCATGACGGTGCAGCGGAAGCCGCACTTGCTGCCATAGCCTGTCTCTACTGGTATGTCGGACATCTCCGGGTGGTCAAGGTTGTATGTCACGCTCAGCGACATCGACTGTGGCTTTTTAGCCTGGTTGATGTTCCATGCTTCGTCGGCTGCAGCATCACCCGACTCACGGGTCCACACAACCGACTCTATATATTCATCTGATATGATCAGGTCGCCATGTTCCAACATTGCCACTAAGATAGTGGTGAAATTCTTATCACCATTATACCAGTCACCTTCTGTTGATTCTATATCGAGCACCAGGCCGCCGCTACGTATGCAGGCCCAGTCTGTGTTCATCAGCGACGGTTCCACCCCAATTCGTGCCTGAGGTACGATACAGCGCCAAAGGGAACCACCATGCCAACAGTTATCCTGGACATACCGCTCTTCGGTACTGTCAAAGCCCATGATATACTGTTTTTCATTATCCCACGAGTCCCATTCGCGCTGGATATAGTCAGGTGAACCATCGTGCTTTACGGTTATCAGGTTTTCTACTACGGCCGTCTTTGCATACAGGATAGGTTTGTTGCGCTGCAGCATACCATCCCGAATGAGCTTCTGGACTGCTGGAATGTCATTGGGAAGTCCTATATAGGCGGTCACATTACTGCCTACATCATTGATGATAGGCTTTGTGACACCCTGCAGGAAGGCGAAGATGCCGTCTGTGGAACTCAGATAGAACATCTGCTGCCTGTCTGTTTCGACTGGATTTCCCCATCTGGCCACTACAGCCCCCTCGATGGGCGCATAGTTGTGACCACCCGGAACCTCGTTGTCAGGATAGAGGATGACATCTGCGGTGTTATTCTCGTAGTCAACCGAAAGAACACGGAACCAGCTTGTGAAGTCCGTGCCTTCGGTATCGAGATTATTGATCTTGCATTTCAGACAGTCATTCTCTTTGAATGAGATCCTGTCGTTTTCATACTCCTTCCGGAAAGTAAGACGAAACTGGTTAGCAGAGGTCTGGTCAACTATCTCAATGATACCTCTGTTAGAGAACACTTGGTCACCTTCGTTGACGGACTGTTTGTTTATAACAAGTTCCTCGAAGATGGCACTTCCCTCCACGTAGATGCTGCCGCAGGTGATGCTGCCATCGGGATTGAGGGTTATCTGGCGACTGTTGCCGATGACGGCACCATTCAGGAGGGTCAATAGGTACTCCAGCGTCTCAGGCTGGTCTTTCCTGAGGTATTCGCCAAGATATGGCAATATGGCGAGGAAAGCGTTACCTATCCTCTCCGCTGTGTTCGCATGCGTCCGTCTCTCATCATGGATCGTATTGAACATCGACTGCAGTTCTGCAAGCGTCTTTTTTGCCATATCTGTTATTTTTCTGCGAAATTATGAAAATCGTGCCTGGTATAAAAATACCTAGAATCTGTTGCTCCTGATGGTACCCGTAAACAGTTCATCGAGGAACGAGGACATCAGGCCTTGGTATGCCTTGCCGTAGAACTCCGCCTCGGTGAGGTTCAGGCGACGGATGCTATAGTAGTATTTCTTGAAGAACCAGTCGCGGGGCATGCGTTTCTCTCCGGAGGTAAGAGCCGCACGCTTGCCGGCATTCGGGCCACGCTGCACGGTCACCTCCTTGAACTTCGGGCCTCGCATGTGTTCCTCCGACAGTCCGGCACCCACCTGACGGGCTCCGTATTCATGCTTGCCCTCGCGGAACTTATCGCCCATGAAGAGCAGGTTGCCGCCGTTACCATGGGCGAAGCCCTTGCCGACACCGGCAGCAACAAAGAGACCGTATTGCAGGAACTTGTGTTCTATGGTGGTCACATGCCCCGTTGAAACGAGTTCCTGGAGTGATCCTTGCAGGGCGCCTGAGTCGGTGATGTTCAGCTGGATGATTTTCTCTCTCCAGATATCGATCATCATTCTTGACCAGCCACGCTCGTATTGCTCTATCTGCTCCTTTGTGAAGTGATAGAGTTTGCCACGGCCATAGCCGCCGCGCTCCTGCGCCCTCATCCGCTCAGCATGTGCTCCCATCGTCGTACATTAATCTATATCCCACTCACTTTCCATCTGGAGTTCATCCTCATATTCCATCGATTCCGGCTCATCGTTCTCTACCATGAAGTAGAGACCAGTGACACCGCTCATTGTATAGCGTCCGAATTCCTTGCTGTAGATCTTCTCTACGTTCAGGAAGGTGAAGTCATCATCTTCATCCTCATTTTCAAGCCTTGCCCTATCCAAGATCATGCGGCGAACGAATTGCTTGAAGATCTCCCTGCACAAATTCAACTTTGCCTTTCGGTCTTCCATGTCATCCCAGCGGTATGCAGCAAGGATGAACACGGTATATACACGGCGTTGAAAGAAAGAGACGCCTTCACTGAACGTATTCCCGTCAGTGGTGTCATCGATCATCACGAAATTGGCCGTTTTCTGAAACTCCTGCATCACACCCTCGATGCTGTCGGGGCCTGAGCAGAAAACTGGCTTGAAGCCGTGTTGTTTACACAGGCGGTTCTTTTCACCCAGCGTCTTAAAGTATTCTAGTGCGTCGAATATCATTTCTTATCGTATTTCTCGTGAAACTCCTTTGCCTCTCGGGCCTTCTCATTCAGTTCAGTCAGTGCACGCCAGCAGGGAAGGGCCTTAATGGTCTCTTCCTTGGTGATGTCACCCTCGGTAAGTGCGCGGATCTGTGCGTCCATGGCGCCCATCAGGTCAATGTCCAGCTCTTCGATATCTGCATCCACCTTCCTGAAGAAGTGCGGCCAACGCTCAGCGAAGACGCTTTTAACGTGGGCAAACCAGCGCAGCGTGCCCATCTGTTCCGCAGGAGAGAGTGACAGTCGCTTAGGATGCTTGCCGTTACGCTTCACATACAGGAACGTTGCCAGCCTCTCTATCATCTCCGGCTTGCCGCTGCTGACTGCCAACTGGTAGTATTGTTCTGCCAGGAGGTAGTCACCGAACGGGTAGTGGTCCAGGATATCGTCGACCGCCCGACAGCCGTGAATGCGCTCCAGCCGCACATCCATGCCGTCGAACGGATCGATGAAGTCGAATTGCCGGATGAAGCTCTGCACCTGCCACACCTGCAGTGTGAACCAGCGGCGGGGCTTCCACCATGCAGGTCGGAACCAGCAGCGGTAGCTCTGTGGCTCATCGTGTGCTGTGCGCACGGTATAGCCTTCGATATGTATGCCGCTCAGCCGGATAAGCATGTACGTCTTGACTGTCGCCAGATTGTCAAACAGTGACAGCAGAGTCAGCACATAGCGAAGCTGTCTCTGCGTCATCTTCTGCCATGAAGTAGGCGCATAGAGGTCTATGCTGCCATCAGCCAAATATGTAGGCCGGTGCGTCCTTAGTGTTCTGAAAAGTCTCATGATGGTTTACTGGGTATCCGAATTCTCCATAGATAGAATATTTCTCCAGATCTGCGTCGAGCATGTTCAGCAGTCGGCGCATCTTCAGTTTGACGGCCTCCTGGTCACCGGCAATCCAGAGGTTGATGATGTGCTTGCACTGGAAGATGACCGGTTTGTCATCGACAGTCACCGTGCCACATCGGACTGCATTTAGCAGATGATCCATATACTGGTTGCTCAGTTTCAGGCGCAGTGCTTCGTCTGCTTGTCCGATAAGCCGCTGAGCAGCCTGCCATTCAAGATGCGAAGCCGCAGGGCCCTGCATCTTCTGCAGCATCCTGAAGTCGTAGAATAACGTATCGATATTCTCCTTAGCCTGGTCAGTTGAGCCCCATCCTTCTACGTGACACAGACGGAAGAGGAGTTCACCATGTGCCCGCAGCGCACTGTCACGAAGATGACCTATCAGGGCATCCACACGCTGCTTAGAGGCAGGAGCCATCTGATTGGAGCTGACCACGCCGAAGCCGGTGGGAGTCAGTACCAGGTCGAGCTGTCGGAACACGGCGAGGAATGCATGGATAGCCACCCATTGCTTCACGGCCACAGTCAGCTTTTCATTATTCTCCCCCTCAGCGGCTGACGTCCCCACATCTCCGAGAACGTTAGCCTTGCATTCGTCATATGAAGCCGTAAAATGTGGCTCCACCTTCTCATATACCTCCACATGGGAGGACGTCGCAACACTCAGTATCGCTTCAAATTCACTCTTGGTTATTTCCATTGCCGTCATTATTATTGGTTACTTCCTTAGCATCCTTATTCTCATCGAGGGTGGTGAGCATCAGCATGGGCACGTCGACAGTCACGTTTTTGCTCCAGCCGTTATAGTGGAGGATGACGTGGTAAGGCTTCATCATCACGTCGTGGAACGGCTTTTCAAGAGCCTGCTTCATGGTGAACAGCTCGCGCTTATCTGAGCCCGAATTGTTCATCTGACTCTTTCCTGGTGTGGCTCCAATTAAATTAGGATGTACACCGAAAGCAAAGCACAGGGTATTGGCTGCCTCCTGCATGTCGTCGGCCCAATCGCCACCCTCTTTCTTTCCCTGGTTCAGGTTGATGACACGAACCATGGAGTGCTCCTTGCCTGAGGGGTCAACGTAGTAGCCGCTGATGAGTGCCTTACCTGCATTCTTCGGACCGCATACAAAGTCGATGATACGCTGCTTTTCCTCCTTGATACGTGCCTTGCGCTCATCTTCATCAGTGATACCATCATTGTCACAGACAACGTCCCAGTAGTCGTCATGCACCTCTATCTGCAGACGCGGGGCAGACGTATTCTGAATCATGAACCGCTTGCCGATGCCAATCAGCTCGTAGATATCAAACCATGAATCGCGGAAGGCCGAGAAATAGTAGGGTCTGGAATAAACCTGACGGCCAGGTGTAGCCATACGGCAAACAATGGCAAACTCACAGTCTTTTCCGTCCTTTGGAGCGTTACGTTTCTCGCCTGTCATGGGGTCGACCTCCTTGCCCATGCGGACCATCAGGTCGCCCAAGGGGTCGTAGAAGTCAAGCATCGGCAGCACCTCGATATCGTTTGGGTCTGGAGCACCGTCGCGCCAGTCACCATACAGCACATATTCGAAGCGCTTCTTACCTGCCAGACGGGCAAAGCGGCAATAGCACATCTCCTTGTGGCGCACTTTCACTATCCGGCTATGGTCACGGCAGAGGATGATCTTCGTGATGGAGGTGAAGAAGAACTTCATGTCCGTGGCCTGCTCCAGGAACAGCTCGTGCAGCGAGTTCCTGAGGCAGAAGGAGCGGATGTCCGCTTCCTGTGTGTCCTCGCGGGTGTCGCGGTCGATGAAGCGCACGCCCTGACCGTAGCAGGCCTGCACGTTGAACAGCTGGCACTGCGATGTCACCATGTTCTCACCTATGCGCTGCATCACCTTGAACGGCAGCTGGTTATCATCGCCATAAGGCACATATTCGTAGTTTAGCTTGCCGATAGTGATGGGAGTGGTATTCAGTTTCTCATCGAAGTCCTGAACAATGACGCGGCTCTCCTGGTACTTGGTGGCAGGGCTGCCCTCCTCAGCGATATCTACCACGCCTGCAGGGGCAACGCAGTATCGTGTCCATCCGGGTCGGCGCCCTATTGGCACCATCTCTTGCTTATTCTCTTCGTTCATAGATATACTGTATGTCCGTTAAACTCATAAATCAGCACGTCAATGACGGCTCTCACTTGCCCATTCTGGGGATTCATCAGGCGATGGATGCCACCTCGCCAGTGGCCGGTGAGCGGCAGCCATCCGATATAGTCAACCTCGTTGCCATCCTTTTTCCAAGCCCTGACGTTGACTTTCCTACGCTCTTCGCCTGCCTTATCCAGCAGCTTCAGCACGTCGTTGATATGTAAAGCCTCTTTCATCCTAGTTGAAGGTATGGTCAAACGTGTTGTCGAAAATACGTCCGACGCGGTCCATCTGCAGCACGTTCTGGATGCGCTGCGCATACTGGTACGAGAAGGTGAAGCGCGGCATGTGGTCATCCTCGTTGGTTCTGTCCGACTTCGAGTCGGACAATACAACCTCCTTACCGCCGTTGGCATCCTGTACGCTGCCGTTCACGACATTGACCACATACACCTCATCAGAGCGGAACAGGTCTTCTGCCCAGTTGGCCATTGCCGTATTCAGGAAGCCGGTGTCAGCTTTGAAGGTTCGTGTTTCCTCAATCTTATAGTTCCTGAGTTTGCCGCCGACACGAGCCTGAGAGCGTTTGAAGTCGCTACCCACATGATGCGTGCCCGTGCAGTACATATATTCCCAGACACCGAAGGAGTTGTAGAATTCCAGGATAGGCGCACAGTCAGGTTCTGAGAAGTCCATCTCGAAGCGCTGTCTGCGACTTCCGGCTATAACGGTGTATGCCACCAGCTGCTTTCCTGAGGTCACGAAGTTATCGGGGCTCACATCGATGCAAGTATATGTGCTGCTGCCTCCGGCAGTAGAAGCCGAGAAGGATCCTGTTGTGCCGTCGGCATATTCGGCGACGACTGAGGCAGAGTCGCTGCCATAGTACCACAACAGTTCGCGGCGTCCGCTTGCGGTGATCTTCGTCCCCATCAGGATGGAGAGGAAGTAGCCGTTATAGAACTCGTTGGCACTGATGCCCACATCGACCATGGCGTAGAGGACGGTGCAGGCAGAAGAGGAACTGTCGGCAGATATCGAAACGCTGCATACCAGCTGCTTTCTGGCATACGGTTCCAGCAGCTCTCCGAGATCTGAAAGTGTGATGACATTGTTTATTGGCCAGAGCGATTCCTGCAGCAGCTGCTCACCATCGCAGGTGACAGTCACCAGCTGCGGTGATCCGTCAGTACCGGGTATTGTCACATCGGGCATCCCCGAAGTGAAATATATCTTGCCGTTGAGTGATGAAAGACTGACATGTTCCATTGCGATCTTTTCTTTTCGGCAAAGGTACAAAGACATCCTTCAAACTAAAAATACAACGAGAAAACCGGTGACGCATCATCACGACGCACCACCGGCACAAATGTTTCCAAAAATTATTAATGTATGTTCACGTCAGAACGGTTACATCCATGTATCGCCAGATGGCCCACCTGACAGTTCCGTCGGGCAGAGTGGTAAAGCCGTATTCGTGGGAACGCATATACCCAGCCACCACATCCTTGCTCATGGTCATCATCGGCGTGAGGTCATCCATGATATCCTCCGTAGTCTTCGGTTCCTCTGAGGCCTTGCCGAAGCCGGGATCCTCACCAGGCATGTTCGTACGGAACGTGAAGTAGGCATCCAGCACTTCCACCTGACAGCGCTCCTGTTCATCGAGCGACTCCAGCCATTTCTTCACGCGCTCTTTCATCTTATCACTCATCTCTTTCATACTCCTTCTGCTTTTCTCATTGCCTTCAATATATCCGTCATATCACGCTTCAGGTTGCGAAGCGACTTGAGAGTGTCGAGCACCTTGGCGGGCTCGTTGGTTTCTTCATCAATCAGGTGATCCTCCACGCTGCTGATCAGGTCCACGTTGTTCTCCATCATTGACACATCGCCACAGAAGTTGCAAAGAGCCTCCGTCAGTTCTGGGGTAAGCGTCATCTTATTCATCACTCTTCACCTCCTCTTCCTTGTTCAACCTGTACACGATCCATCCTGCACTCGCTAGGCTGGTACCAGCCACCACAGGTGCTTCAATTACGCAAATAGCTACAATCACTACGAGAAGGGGCAGAACCACACCGATGCGCAGTGCCTTACGCCAGCTGATGCTCTGTCCGAGGATACGGCTATAGAACTCGCTCTTTGAGTCAAGCCACTTGTTTACTACTTTCACCGCCTTTCGTGCCGGTGCCATCACGTCGACGGGCTGCTGCACCTGCAGCGCTTCGTCAAATCGAATTGTTGTTTGTTGCATATTGCTATGATGTTTAGCTATACAGGGATCCGCCCTGCGCGGTTTGAATCCTCGGAAAAGGGGAGAGCTCCCACGCTATCAAGACACTTTACGGTTCATCTTCCAGTTCCGCCTCACGGCCGGAACACTCTCCCCAGGAGAGGAAGGCGGGCCAAGCTTTCGGATATGGATCCTTTCGGACTTCTCTCTTATTTCCTCCTGCCTCGCGGCGAGGAGCGCCTTCCCCTATGAGACAGAGAAAGCGGCAGCCCTCCCTGTCGCTAAACATCATAGACTTTGTCCGAGGACTTATATCTACTGGGTGGCCACCGCTATTGGTGTAGTGAGACCTCTGGCAGGTCTCGGAAGTATGGACATAAAAAATGCCCTGAGTCGTTACTCGGGCGTCTTTCACCGCCCCCGGAGCAAACCGCTCTATGATGTTTAGCGATGGCAAAGATATGAAAAAATCCCGAAACCTCCAAGAGATTTTAGGATTTTCTTCACTTTTACTAAAAAAAAGGTTATTTTCCTTGTTATTCTTCAGAATCTTGGGTTTCAAGCCCTTCCATAACTTGTTTTTCATCCGATATCTTTTTCTTCAAGACAAAGTAGAGAACAAGCTGCTGTTTGAAGTCGCGGTCAGTATAAACGGCAGCGACATCCCATCCACGTCTTCCCATGTAGTTCAGGAAAGCGCCAGTACTGTCGAACTGTTTTTTCTTCCCATCCTCATAGATCTGTTTGCGCTTGCTTGCTTTCTCAGAGAAGTCAAGGGTGATTGTGTACTTTGTGCTAAAGGCTTTGCCAAAGCACTGTGCTACGCAGTAAGCATACTGTTCGCTTTGAGCGAATGCACCTGTGGCTGCTACAGCCAACAGGCAAATTAATAGGATTCTTTTCATAACTGACATAATAAAATTAATACACGGCTGCAAATTTAAACAATTTTTCTGATACGAAAGCACCATTTGCAGACTTTTTCATTTTTCAACCAAAACGGGAGGCAATCGCCCATGGGCGACAGGCAACTAACCCCGTTTTTCCGCTTTGGGCCCCGAATTGTCATCTCGGAGAGTGGCAATTTGGGTCGTTTTTTACAAAAATTCCACTATCGCCCGCACGAAAACCTCGATAAAAAGCCCACTTTAGAGGTTTGAGTGCGGGAAACGAGCGAAGCGCCTGCTTTAGCAGCCTCCACCGCCCTACGCTCCCGAGGCAATTGCCCTTTTTGTTCGAGCGGTATATGTAAGGACTTTTTACTTGTGACAATTGCCGCCTTGTGTCGCTGCCGAACACGTCAGCCGAACCATATCCGCGGTCGTGGCCAGCTATAGGACACAGCAAGGCAAGCACCTTCACGTAGCAATACGTGCATACAGGGTGGCACGATGCTATCCGCCCCTGCAGCCAATACCTACGTGGAGCATAGTGGAGCATCAGATGACGGGTGTGCCTGGCAGAGACGTGGCGGTGGTGCCTTGGCACGTCATCGATGTGTGTGTGACGTCATGTCATGCTCTCTTCGATGCGAACCACCACATCTCAGCCGATAAGGCTCTCTCGGCATCTCATGCAGAACGGATCGCAACAAAGGTACTGGCAGCAGGGGCGTGGTGGCATGGTGTACGTCCTGTATGGTGAACGTGAATGACTCTGTCTGTTCATCTGACAGTGTCGGATTATGAACGTTCAGGTGCGCAGGGGAATGAGGGTGGGGCCAATAGAAAAAAAACGGCTGCCGCGTCATCACGACGGGGACAGCCATCCAAAAAAATGCTCCAATACTTGTGTTATTCGAGAGGTTCCACACGGCGCCAGATGGCCCAGATAGGCGAGCCGTCTTCATCAGCGGTGGGGCGATATCCGTGTTCGTACATGAACTCCACGATCTCTATGCCTCCTACATGAATCATGGGTTCCAGTTCGTCCTGAATCTGGACGGTGGTGCGGAATGCGGGCACATAGCCGTCTGCAGGCATTGATGAGCGGGAAGAGATATACACTTCCAGCAACTCCTTTACAAAATCTTTTTCTTCCATCGTTATTCTGCTTTTCTCATTGCTTTTAGAATGTCAATCATATCACGCTTCAGACTGCGAAGCGACTTGAGAGTGTCGAGTACCTGGGCAGGTTCGTCGGTATCTTCCTCGATGTAGTGGTCCTCGATGCAGTTGATCAGATCCACGCGGGTCTCCATGCAGTCCACGTCAAAACAGAAGTTGCACAGGGCCTCTGTCAGTTCCGGTGTGAGAATCATCTTACTCATTCTTCGGTTCCTCCTTCGTTAGGCTGCCCGTCGCAGAGCCGGACGTAAGGCCGTCCGTCGTGGGGGGGGGTAACTTCTACTTCGTCCTGACGCAGTCCGGCACGCCATTCCTCTACCAGCGCCACATCCTGCGTCCACAACTCGCGGCGCACATCCTTGAAGTGCTCGCTGATTTCGTCACACTTAGCCTTGCACTCGGCTGCACGCTGACGCTTGCGCTCCAGGAACTCCTGGTACTCGCGCTTATCCTGCTCGACGCGTGCGTCGCCGATGGCCTTGCGCTGCTCACTCTCTTCCCTGCGGGTCTGTTTCATCTGAGCCTCGATGTTCATCTTGCGCTCGATGTACTGCAAACGTGTCATCATAATGCACCTCCTATTCCTATTAAGATTAATACTGCGGCCAGGCAAAGGTGAGCCTTTACCACATCGCCATGAGTGAACACGTCGCCCTCGGTTCCGCAGAGGGCGGTGAATGACTGACTCTTTGCGTTCCACCACTCCAGGAGAGCGAGCGCCCGCTGAGCCGTGCGGCTAATGGTCATTGTTACCATAACAATACTGTTTTAACAAATAAAAAAGCAGCCCTACGCGCTGTTAAAGTCAGTATTGCTGGACTCCGTGGGCGTTTCCGTATCCACGACGCGGGTGCTGCGATATCTTTTTAACCTGATGTTCTGACACAAAAATAGCCGCCCTGAGGCAGCGACTTCGTGTCGCAATACTGTTTTAACGCTGCAAAGATAGGCATTATTTCTGAAACTTGCAAGCATTTTGGGGAAAATTTAATATTAACCGTGCATTTTTCTTTTCAGAGTGCTTACTCCTGGAGTGAAAAAGAGGGCGCAGCGCATCTCTGCGCCACGTCCCCACGTGTAGAAAAAAATAGACAATGGACGATTAGTTCTCATCGGCGTAATCCCCCTCATCAGGCTCAGAGTTGATCTCGAGCACAGTGGCCTTGGTAGGCATTTGGAATGAGCCGACATAGACACCATCGTTCTCAGTCAGCGCGATACGGTTGCCGTTAACCTTAACAATAGGCTCTTTGCCGCCCACAGGCACAACGCTGACGTTCACGTTAGAGCCGGAAGCAATGTTATCGTTGCTATTGATTTCCTGCTCACTGTCGTTTGTCACGGTTGACGTGCCGTTGCCGTACTTATAGATGGCCAGGCGATAGGTTCCGGGCTCACCCTGCTGATTTTGGGAACCGCCACCGCTGGGCGTCACGGTGCCAGTACCGCTGCTGGATGTACCACCGTTTCCTGATGTGCTGCCGTTTCCGGACGTGCTGCCGCTGCCGGACGTGTTACCACCCTTAGAGGGCTGAGCGGCATTCTCGCCATCATCTTCGTCATCGTAGGTAACAGTGTTCACGTCGGTTTCCGTCAGTTTCACGTCTTTACGCAGATCCTTCGCACGGAAGCGTGCACCAAGGAAGAGGTTCATGCGCACGGCAGGCACATGGGTACGCACGTTGAAGTCGGCCGGAGTGGCCACACCCTTCGACTGGAGACCAAGCTTGAAGATGCCCAGTTCGTCGAAATAGACAGCCTTGCCCTCCAGCAGCTGCTCACGCAGACAGATTTCCATCTCGAGCAATACGCCACGGATGGTGGCCTCGCTATAGACGCAGTGGTGCTCTGCCATGTGCTTGACGAACTCAGAGAAAGTCATCACCTCATGAAGTCCGCGGGCATACCACTTGCCATAAGCCAGCGACTTCGGATTCTTGTTTTGATAAAGTTTGTAACGCATAGTTGATAATAATAAATGAGTTGTTTGGCACTATTGCCGCTGCAAAAGTAAACACTCCTGGAGTGGCAAATCGAGTTATATCCACTTGCGTCAAATCGCGTCGAGCAAAGTATTTTTCTATTCAGAAAGATATCGTTACCTTTGCATCCAGAATAAAGAAGCAAAGGATAATGGGATTTCAGATAAGAGAATACGGACGTGCCGAACTGGCACAGGCATACAGCCCCAATATAGCGCCCATGTCGGCATGGAAGCGGCTGAAGACATGGATAGGACGCTTTCCCGGACTGGAAGAGCGGTTGCGACAGGTGGGCTATGACGGCAATCAGCGCAACTTCACACCCCAGCAGGTACAGACCATTGTCGATGCGCTGGGTGAACCATGAAGAAAGATTATATTGATTTTCGGGAAAGATGATACTGATCTTTCCCAAAGATTATACTATTTATTCGGGTACTCGTTCGTCTGACCACCGCGACCCCAGGCGACAGGATAACGCTCCACGCCAATGCAGAGGGTGTCGAAAGCATCAGAGCCATCGGTGCGGGCTTCTAGGCGGTCTTCCTCTGTCTCTGCGAGTTTCTCGCCCGATTTATCCTTCTTTCCGTTACGGACACCTGCGGACTGTATGGAGATGAGCAAATCAGGGTTGTTGTCACGGTTGATGAGTACCTGATGCTGGGCGCGTCCCTGGAACATACGGTTGATCAGCTCGTTTTTCTTGATATGGTCCCAAGGATTGCCGATATATTTTTCACGGACAGCCCACTGATGACGACGGAACATGCTCTTGATGATCGCGGCGAAGCTCTGACCTCTGGAAGACGCATATTCCTGCCCGAGGAACGTGGAATCGTAGTAGAAGACGACGCGATGGGTGCGGTGGTAATAGTAGTAAGCCATGAAATCCTCGCACAGTTCCTCCAGCTTGCGGTCGTATTTGACAAAGAACGATTTCAGGACACGGAGTTTCCCGTCATCACCCACCTGGCCACACACCAGCCAGTTGATTAGCGCATTGGCATCGAAGGCAATGATAATCGGCTGGTCCGGCTTCAGATCGCCATCGGTGCGACAGTCATTCGGGATGCCACCTTCATTATTGATGGCTTCAAGCTGGAGCACGGAGTTATTCGGTGCCGTATAGAGGTTCACCGACTCGCGCATACCGCCATAGAAACCGTCGAGGGAGATACCCACACGGATGCACATGATGGACGTCATGAAGGTGAGTAACGGCAATTCACGCTTCATGCGGTGCACGAACTCCTTGCCCAGAACTGCGAGGTTGGTGATGCTGGTGTACTTACAATAGAGCAGGCATTTCGAACGGAAGAAGTTCAGCTGCTCTTCCTCTTTCCTGATCTTCCGTTCATAGTAGATGGCACGTTCAGGGTGCTTTTTCATTTTCTGCTGCAGCACCCAGATATGGTTTACCAGTCCCTCCATGACGCGCACGAGTGACGGATCCATCTCCTGCTCATAGCGGAAGTACCAGGAGCCTTTCTTGGTCATGGCCGTATCACTGGTGATGGTCATGCCATGATGCATATAGCACTTGCCGAAGTACATCTGATTGCCACGGTTGGCCTGAAAGGTCTCATCCTTCAGCTGCTCGAAGTCGAGAAGCTTGGCTTCATCGAGTGCTAGGTAGTCGAGCGATATGGAGTTGCTGGTACCGCTACGGTCCTGTGATATCATGATGCAGACGGAACCGTTGTAGAAAGAGATGCAGTTTTCCCAGTTGGCAGGCTCGAAGATGGGTTTCTTCCAGCCCAGGGCCTTCCATGGTTTTTTGCCGACTATGTAGTCGCGATCACGGCGCAGTCCCCAGTTCTCCCAGTGGACCATCCACGAAGGTATGATGTTGATCATGCCACGCTTGACGCTGGGGAACACACCTGCGGCACAGCATCCAGGCATCATCTGTGAGGCCTTCAGCAAACGTCCGGCCTGCACAGGACCCTTGCCGAAGCCACGTCCGCACTCAGCCACGAGGTCGCGCGGCATCATCATCAGCATGTAAGCCTGCCCATCGTTCAGGTACTGTTCAAATATCGGTTCCTGCTGTTCCATCCTCTTCTACCTCTTCGTAATCCGTATAATCCTTCTCTTTCTCTATCTCACGGCTATAGCGCTTGTTCATCATATCGATATCCTTACGCAGTGAGGCCTCATTGTCGTAGCCGGGAATCTTAAGCGCAGCAGGATTGCTGGTGAATACGACACCAAATAGCGGGATGCGGTCGTAGTTCGTATCCGGCTCATCCTCCTTATCGGTGCGGTTGTTAAGCACACGCACCTTCTCGATGGCTGCCACGGCCTTGTGCTCTCCGGCACGGCGTGCTGCCTTCAGATCCTGCTCCAGATCCTGGTTGATCTTCCACCGCATGAAGTTACGGCTTGCCTGCTGCATGTTGCCCAGGATGATCTGCACCAGGCGCACGTCATCGTAAGCCTGTGCCCTGCCGACCTGAAACAATGCCATGTCCTGCTGCATGATATCACGCTCGAACTTATCCGGGAACTGGAGCCAATAGGCGTACAGTCCACGCAGGCGGTGAAGCCGCTGGATAATGGTAGGACTCACTCGTTCTTCGAGGAGTTCTTCATCGCTCTTTACGATGTACTTTGTATAATCATCGAGGTTGGTAGGCAGTGGCATAGCATCTGTTTTTAGACGGTTATTTCATTCAGGATGCGTTCGATGCGCTGCTGACAGTCAGCGATGGCTGACGGGCTGCCGGCACGCATCAGGTCCAGCTGCTGCTGGCGCAGTTCCTTATCGGTCTCTTCCAGTCCTGAGTAGTAGGCACGTCGGGCTGGATGCCCGAGGGTGTTGATATCGTCATGAAGTTGCACTTCATCAATACCCAAACGGAAAGACACCATCGATGGGGTCATTAGTGTTCTCGCGCACCTGGTTATCTCTTTCAGTAATTCGGTTGAATATTCCATTGAGTTGAATTGAGTTCTTATCCACGATATCTCGTAATCCGCTGTAGAGGTCATAGAATGCCATCTGGTCAGTTGTGACCATGGTACATTCCGCACGGTCGCCGTATGTCTGGTTCTGTGAGGAAATGACAGACACCAGGTGTGTGTCATTCTGAACGAGTACGATCTTCGAGTGGTTCATCCCCAGATATACGGAATCAAAGCACGCCTGCATCAGACGGTAAAGATGCAGCGTTTTCTTAGAGGCCTTCAGGTCAGCTAACAGTACGCTGTGACCAATGAGTTTCTTCTTACGGAGGTTGTAGAAGCCATTCAGGAAAGCCTCGCTGGTGCTGAAGGTGCTGACATATACATCAGCACGCCCGGTCTGCTGAAGAATCCAGTTCAAGAGACCGAGCGTATGAAGTCCAGTACCCAGATAGCACTGAGAGGCGCACTTATTCAGTGGCTGGAGTATCGTCGCTATGTTCCTTCCCCTGCCCATCTGAATCAGAAATCTCGAGTTTGATATCAGCCTCCGTCAGCTGCTGGCGGAGTTCATCCGTGATGACCTGTTTCGTGCGGATCAGCACGTCGACGCGCTGCTGTATGCGGTCGCGCAAACTCTCCAGCTCCTTAGCCTGTGCATCGTTGAATCCTTCCTGCTTGGCTGCAGCAACCAGGGCAAGCAACTTGGGCATGTTCTTGGAGATATAAGGGCGTGCGGCATTGATGGCCTTCACATCCTCTGCAGACAACTGCATCTCTTCGGTATCAGGAGTCTGAGTCCCTGCTTCCTCGTTTACGTCAACGAGCACATAGTGGTCGTAGGTATCGAAGTCTTTCTTATAGGCATCCCACAGTTCGGCAATGGCCGATGTGAACTCATAGCGGTCGCAGGCTGCTGTGAGGGTCTTACAGGTCTCGTGTGCCTGCTTCATTTTCTTATAGCGCTCTGCGTTCTTATCCCAGATGGCACGGATGGTTTCAGGAAGTGTGTCATGGTCGGTACGCTTGCCGCGTGCGACGATGGCATCCGTCTGCTTGTATGGCTCCTCAGAAGAGAGTGCCGGAGCAGGGAGGAAACTATCTTCAGGAACCGGGTTGTCTGGTTCTGCTGCCTTATCAGCGGCAGCCTCCGTGTCGGCGATAGCCTTGCCGATGACAGGGAGGATTTTTTTCTCCAGCTTTTTCACGTCATCGAGGTTCATATCGTTCTGAAGATAAGCCAGGTGCTTTTTCAGTTCATAGACCATTTTCTCCTCATAGTGAGAAGGCTTTCGCATCATGGTGTTGTACATGGCGCGGTTGCGGTTGCACTGCAGCACCATCATTGCACCGTTGGCCAAATCGGCCTCAGTGTGCTTTTTCTTTGAGAGCCATTCTTCAATTCTGGCTCGAAAAAGTTTGTCTATTCCGTTCATAATTAACTGAATTAAAAAGGCGGAATGAGGCTGTACGCCCATTCCGCCCCCATCATTTTACATTATCCCTAACCTTAAAAATGGGCATACCCTTATTCCCCAGGAGTTACGGTGACTTCACCTGTGGTGCAGTCCAACTCACCATCTGATACAGGAAGCTTTCCAAAATAGAAAGGAGCGGGCATCTCATCATCGGCAACAATCTCGAGAGCCGTCTGGTTGGTGTCAGTGGCAGCCTGACCAGTGTCCTGGCTGGGATTCACCTCTGCAGGGAACTCGTCAGAACCGACAACGCGGAACTTACCGGTGCGGGTAGGAACCACAGCAATAATCTCTGCATTGAGCACCTCGGCAATCAAGCCTGTGACTTCTTCCTCAGTGCCAGGAGCATTACCCTTATAGGTATTCTTGTAGGTCTTCGAACCGAAGGTGCCCTGAGGTTCACAGGTCAGTTGACCATTATTGTTAATAATGTCCACCTGAATAAAGAACTTTCCCTCAGCCATCACGAAGTTGTTGGCAACATTGGAGTTGCCGGACGCGATAGTGGCGGGATATGTTGCGACATCCGAGAGCTTAGTACCATTTGCTGAGCGGTCTGCCAACTTTGGGAACTTCACGATATCACGGATGTCTGCCAGATATACACGCTTCTTTGTACCAGGAAGCGATTTCTTGCCCTGGCAGAACTTGACATCCTGCAGCAAGGTCTTCTCGTTTGAACAATCTTGTGGCATTTTCTTTCGTTTTTTGATGTGAATGAAAGTGGGGCGGCGGCACCGGGCCTTTCAGGTCAGACAGCCGCCAACCCCTGATACCTTATTCATCAGATGGCGGTTGTGCCATCGATGGTAGCGAAGAGGATACGTTCAGCGTCGATGCTCTCGTACTGAACGCCGAAGAACATCGTGGCGATGAACTGGAGCACGAATGCCTTGAAGCGTGCCACCTCGACATTCTCCTTATCAGAGATTTGGTCGACACCATAGAGCATGTTGCGCTTGGTGGTCAGCTGCAGGAACGGTGAGCCGTTCTTACATGACAGCGGAACGAAGGTGACGTTCTCGAAGCCCTCGATGACGTACTTGTGGAACTCGCGGTTGTACGCAGTACCGCCAGTGGTGGTCTTGTAATCCTCCTCATAGTCCCAAACGACGTGCTTCGGGCAGAAAAGCAGAAGCTCTTCCTCATCCATGAGGTGCTCGTTGGCTGCCTTACAGATGGCGCGAAGCACATCATAGGCATTGTTCTTGGTGATGGCCTCAATGACCACCTTGTTGCCAAGAGCGGTGGTGATAGCAGCAGGCTTTGCCTCGATGCCCTGAGCTACGTTAGCCTCGATGGCGGTCATCTCGGTCTTTGCAATGGTGTCAAAGCCGTTGAAGAGATCGTGCGTGGTATCGCCATTGGCGTTACGCACGGCGGTAAAGAGCTCCTTATAGAGATGGTCACCCATCTGGCGGGTGAGCATGGTAAGCACCATGCGGGCCAGTTCGGTATTCTTCATACCCTCACCGTGCAGCACTGAGGGACCCCAGATGCTCTGAACGATGGTGTTGGGACGGAAGTTCTTCACGACGCTACCCAGATATGTGAAGAGGGTGCGTGGCGTGATCTTCACGTCCTGGTTATCCTCACGGTCCTCGTTATAAGGTCCGAACTGCATGTCACCAGTCAGCGTACCGACGGTCTCTGCCACTCTGATACCCACACGGGGTGTCATAAACTTCAGTGCCTTCTCAGCCCGATATACGGGAATCTGCAACAGCTGCTTGCGCAGTTTGCGGGCACTCTGAGCCAGTTCCTCAAAGGTTACCTCCGGCTCTTGGATCTGAACTACTGAACCTGTTGCCATAATTACATGTCCTTGATTTCGTTCAACATCGACTGTGCGGTGATTTCACCGGCACCTTCGTCTACATGCTCTCCGGCAGGGACTTCGTCCTCTGCCCCTGAGGCCTTTTTGAGGTTGGCAATCTGCTTGTCGCGCTCCTGCACGTCCTTCAGAGCCTGGTCGAGTTTCGTCTGGAGGTCGGCCTGTGCATCCTTGGCTGCCTGCAGATCCTTGCCCAGCTGATCCAACTGTCCCTCAATCTTGCCCGCATTCTCCTCGGTGATGGTAATCTTACCGTCAGTCACCTCGAAGTCCTGTACAGCCAGTAAGGCGCACAGGCAAGTAAAGACTTTCTTCATGGGGTTTGTACTCTCTTCGGCGAAAAGTTTAGGAAATCGCTTCTGCATCCACGCAGTCGCCTTCTGCATGAAACCTTCAGCTGGATTACCTTCCTGGTCCACGACGGCAGATAGACCATCCGTCGTGTCCGCAGGCAGGGAAGGAAGACCGAAATCCTTGAATATGGAATTAGTAAAAGTTGTGCGTAAGCGGTTCGACTTCTTTTTCACGTCCTCATCCTCTACGATGTGGTCGATCAGTCCGAAGTCGAGAGCATCCTGAGGTGACAGCCAAGCGGCAGCCGTCATCTTAGTCATGCAGTCCTCAACACTCTTGCCGTTTTTCTTGGCATAGAGGGAAGCAATGACGCGGTCGATGGTATCAAGATCCTTGCGCTCTTTCTGGAAGAAGGCAATGAGCTGGTCTAGTTGCTCCTTGTTTGCCATCTGCCACTCCCACACCTCAGTAGAGACATTGTGGATGAGCATGAGTGATCCGTCAACCATGTCAACCTCCTTGGCTCCCATGGTGAGGAAGGTTGCTGCACTGGCCGTCATGCCAATGATGTGGCAGTGAACACGGCCATGGTTCTTGATATGCTGGTAGATCTGCAGGCCTGCATCGACGTATCCGCCTGGAGAGCAGACTGCAATATGAACGTCCTCATCCTTGTGGGCATCGAGGAAGTTCTTAACCTGGTTAGCGGTGGTACCACGCTGGCCAGTCCACCAGTCGAAGGCAACACCGATTTCTCCGGAAATGATAAATTGATATTCCATTGTCTACTTTTGCAAATTCTACGGCAAAGGTAGACAATGGACAAAATATAAAAAAATACCTATTATTCAGTAATAAACGGTACAAATTGCGGTGATTGCCAGTTCACTGTAACCTCAATAAGTTGGTTTTCGGTCACGTTCTCAGGCGCATTATCGCTCACTGATGTAACAGGGTAAGGTCTGCCATCCGTGCCGATAAGACGATACTGACCGCTTGACATCAGACAGCGGTAAGCCCAGCGTCCCCTGCTTTTGAAGTTGTCACATGTCTTGAAAGACAACTTTGCCGACCATACGGTATTGTTGTCTTCTGTTTTATCAGTAATAGACAATTGCGCGTGTGGCTTGATATCTAACGGCTGCCAGGTGATGCCTGAAGGAAGACGAACCTTCCTTTCTGAAATTCTGGTCAATCCATTGAGATTCCTGATAGGTGTTCTTTCCACCTTGGTAATGATTCTAATCTGCTTCATCTTTTGTCTCTGTTTATTGTGAGTTAACGGATATGCACTATGTTTAACGGGCAGTAACGGGAATTACGGTTTTTAATGGGCTTTCATGCCCAGTAAAAATAAACGGTCTATCATAGGAGAGAAAAACAGAGTTATTTTTTGTTAAACAACTTATCGTGGTTCCGCATCCTTCTGCGAAGATCCACCCCTTTTTTCACATACGAATTCCGGATTCTGTTATACCGCATGAGTATAGTCCTGTCATATTCGATATTGATGCCGTGCATCTCACACCAGGCATCAATGGCACCCAGTACTGAGCATCCGACATCTGACATGTCATTCAGTTCACTCCACATCATAAGTTTGAATGTCCGTTCAATGCAGTCAACTACTGCCTCCTTTCCTTTCGGACCAAGATAGTTGTAAACGGAAGGATCCTTCTTTTCATTGTCTGGTATGCGGACAGCAGTGAGGCCATCGGCAGCCGTATCAGGCTGCCGACCTTCTGGAAGCTTCTGCGTGAACTGTAGAATGGTCGAGTTCTCAACCGACTTAGGTTGGAACTGGACAGGGTTTCCGTAGTGGTGGTGAAGCCACTGCGCAACGAAAGGTTGTAGTTTAAGATAAACGACGAATTTACTCATAATCATCAGGTTTTGGGTGCAAAGATAGTAATAATTTTCTAATTTTCCGTTTTTAAGCGGAAAAATCTCGCGCACACGAGGACATTATGTGTAGCAACGTGTAGCAACGAGATGCATAAAGCATAAGTGCTTATTATCAACGAGTTACGTTTGTAGCATCTTTGTAGCATGCTACATATTTGTTGCTACAATGCTACAAAATAGTATAGTAGAAAGTCCGTTGCTACAAATTGCTACATTGTTGCTACAAACTTTTCGCTTTTGCTACATCTGTTTTCGTACTGAAAATCAGACGTTTACAAAGTTGCTACACGTTGCTACAAATGTAACACCATGTTTTTCATTTCTCAAAATCGTTTTTTTAGCCGTTAGAGCCTAATGCGCGCCCGCACAGCGCACGAAAAAGGTGGCTGCCTCACGACAGCCACCCCAACCTAAAACAAATAGACCTATGAGTAATTGACTAATATGGTGCATCTTCGTCATTCTCCCTGAAAAGCTCTCCCTGTTCCGGCTCCGGACGGGGTGGTGTGTCGTTCTCTCCACCTGTATAGGTGTCGAGGATGATGCCGTATTTCTGGCTCACTAGTTCGTAGTTGAAGCACATCGGCCTGTCCTGGCTCCAGACGGTTCGGTAACCGGTAATATTACCCTTTTCGTCGGTTATCTCCTCACGTTCCGCCAGCCCATTGCCATTGAACTTCTTGAAGCGTTCCGGACTGGTGGTGTATCCGTAGTATTCCGGCGTGATCTCCAGATAGTGCTGCATCGACTCCTGAGGCAGTACCTGCTCGTCCATCTTGCGGCCTTGTTCCCTGTAGGTTGCCATCATCACGTTCCTTCGGATCATCAGGATTGGGATGTTCTTCTCGAAGTCCATCTCATCCTTCTGCTTCGATGTACGGAGCTTCTGTTTGTAGCGGATCTTGTAGTCCTGGTCCTTCATCAGGATGCCCTTCTGTATGGCAGAGCTGATGATGTTCCAGAATCCTGCCACCTCATCGACGCTGGCCGACATCTCGTTCTGTCGGAGGATGCCCTGCGTCGACAGTTTCAGCAGGTCGTCGTAGGAGTATGGCAGCTGCAGCACATCCTCCAGTGCGATGTAGGTGGCCAGCAGCACCGTCCAGTTGCCTTGGATACGGTCAACGATGGCACCTTCGCCACGAAGGGCATACTTCACGTCTGCCTCTGCCTTGCGCCAGGCATTACCGAAAGAAGCCTCGAACTTATCGCGGTGCTTCAGGATCTCGACGGTGATATGTGATGTGCCCAGCATGCGCCAGTGCATCAGGTCGGTGTACTCCTGCCGTTCCTGCTCGCTGAACGAGTGTTTGTCGTAAGTAAGGTATATCAGACGTGTGAACAAGGCTGGGTCAGCTGTCGGCATCTCCTGGCCGCATATGATGACTGCCGAGTCCACACGGGCCTGCTCACGCTTCTTATCCTTATCCATGTTCATGCGCATACGACCGACACCACCCCAGATATCCTTCAGGAACTGGAGTTTCTTGATGTCAATGCCGTTCTTGTATTCATCGAGGAATACCAGGGCATTCGACACGGAGGCAACGGCATCTGCCAAAGACGGGATGCTGCTCTCGATATTTGGCGGATCATAGTCTGTCTGGAAGAATCCCATCAGCGTCCTGGCCAGTTCGGTCTTTCCGGATCCGGGAGGGCCGAAGAGGTTCAGTAACGGAATCTTCACACCTCTTTGTCGTATGATATCAGCAAAGAGTGATGCCATATAGAAGGTAAGTGCGACCTTAGCATTCGGGCCGAACACCCGGCAGATCTTCGTGAAGTATTCATTCAGGGAAATATTGGAGTACCTCGTGAGCTGGAACTTGCGCTCATTAACATAAAGTTCCTTGGAAGTGTTATAGAGCTGTGAAAGGGCAGGGAGGTAGAACTTTCCCGCTTTCAGGCGCACAATACCCATCTTGTCGATATCGTGCCAGTCGGAGTCTTCCAGTGCGCCGTTTGAGAAAGCATAGAAGCCTTCCTTCTGCCATCCAAGCTGCTTGATCTCTACGGCTGTCTCAGTCACTTTCGCCAGATAGGACTGCAGCTTAATCAGTTCCTGGTCACTGGCCATCCATATGTAGTTGCCGATACCCAGCAGTTTCTTTCTGAGCGACTTCGAGGATGTCAGCACTTCCATGTCCAGCTCGATGATCTCCGGCTTGTCCTCTTCCTCATTGTTGTTGATCTCAAACAGACGCACAGGCCTCAGGTCATCCTTGATGTGGAAGAGTGGCTTCAGGGAGAAGTTCGACCACTGAGTCTCATCACCGTCCTTTGTGGTACCGAAATAACAGTTGTGTTTCTCGATGAAGCCGAACTGTCTGAGCATATCGATATCGCCACGCTTGTTCTTGCTCGACAGTTTCTCCTGCTTGCGTCGTTTGGCAGAGTTGAAGGCGTTGCGCCACAGCTGCTTGGTACCATCGTAGTGTGCGAGTTTCGAGAGGTACGTTTCCTGCAGGTCTTCATCCTTGATGCACACCAGCAGGTCGCACACGCTGTTGATGACTTTCTGCCGGTCTTCCGTAGTGGCCTCCTTATCAAGTGACTTTTCAACGTACCACAGCAGGAACTCCTTTTCTGTGAGTCCGGCGAGGTCTGTGTCGCGGTTGATGTATTCATCAGGATCCACCTTCTTAGGATGTTCTGCTTCCAGGTCATTCGGAATCTCTCGGACGCTGACGGTGAAGCCGCATTCCATAGCCAGTGCTCCGTTCTTCAAGACGTTCTTAAAGCCGGCACCAAGTTTCTCCCCAGCTTTGGGAATGTCGCTGTCCGGAATGAAACAGAGCGTGATGTTCTGCATGCGGTAGTTCCGCAATAGCAGGAACTGATCCTTTGTCCATGCGCCACCTAGTGAAGCAATGGTATTGAGAATTCCAACAGACTGCAGCTTCATGACGTCGGGGCCTCCCTCGACCAGGAACATCTTTTCCTGACGTCTGGCCGCTGTCATTGCCTGCTCGATGCCGAAGATGGACTGGCTCTTTTTATAAAGGTCACTCTCGCTGGAGTTGATGTATTTGCGGTCATCCTCCCCGTCCATGGTACGGGCAGTGAAGCCTATGATGTTCGAGTAGCGGTCGCGGATGGGAATCATCAGGCGGTTACGATAGACGCAATACAACTGATGGGATTTCTCGCTCATCTTCAGGATACCCATCTCCTGGAGTAAGTCGAAGTTCAGACCTTTCTTCTCGCAGTACTCGATGACCTTCCTGCCGTCCTCAGGGGCGAAGCCGATGCGCATTTCCTTGCAGTACTCTTCATCCCATCTGCCCAGCATGTAGTCTTTTGCCGCCTTTGCCGCAGGGTCGTTCTGCCACAGCTGATGATAGAACCATTGGGAAAGATAGTCATTGATGATGCGCATGGACTCCAGTTTCTTGTGCCTGGCTTCCTCCTCAGGCGTTGACTGTATGTCGGCATCCTGAAGGTCGATGTGCAGTTCATCCTTCAGCAGCTTCTTTACCGCCAGCGGGAAAGGCAGGTTCTCTATCTTCTCGATGAACTTGATGACAGTGCCGCCGTCCTGGCACGAGCCATAGCAGTGCCACAGGTTCTTAGCGGTGTCAACACAGAATGATGGAGTTTTCTCCTGGTGGAAGGGACAGCATGCCCATGAGCGATGTCCCTTGCGCTTCATATCACCGACGTAGCCCGAGACAACCTTCTCGAGGTCTACGCGGTCGATGATCATGTCAATGTACTTTTGGTCTATCATAACTCTTCGGTCTTACTTGCGGTTGCAAATATAGTGATTGTCAGGCAGGATGTAAAATACACGGTTTATCCGTTCAAATCCTTACTACCTCCCTTATCTGAATATCCACATACACGTTGATGTTCTGGAACGTTCTGCGCGTCCAGTCTCTCAACTCCACAGCCTTCAGACGGCTGCATGGCAGGCTGATGGCCTCGCGCTTTTTGCCGTGCCATAGACCTGTAACTACATATAGTGGGGTGGGTATTTTCATTTTACTTCTTCATATTCGTCAAATTCAATTTTTCCTGCTTTCATCAAACGTTTGTTCCTTTCGATGAAGTCAGGCTGTTGTTGCTGCAATTTTAGGCAGAACCGTTCTTTCTCTAAGATGCTGTAGAATCCATCAAAGCATTGCATGAGATTTTCAGGTTCTGGAATGTAATCAGGAACCTCTAATTCACCATAAACGGTTTTCCATTTAGTCATATCAATCAAAGCTAATAATGCAACTCATGTACGCATCCAATACTGCTGTCATTCCACAATTTACTCTCAGATCATCATTCGCCCTTACCTCATAGATTGGCCCATGAATCTGACGGTCGAAGCTTTGCACAAAAGGTTCACCTAGCATAAAGTCTGCACTCATCACCATGGGAGTGTCCGGCGAGAAATCCTTTAGTTTCTCCATAACCTCTCCGACAGTCAGCGCCTTATTAGGATCCTGGTACTCGATAATTCTTCTGACATCGAACTTAACCGGGAACAGGCGACCATTTGGAGCCTCTTGGTAAATTGGCATTTGAAGAGCCATTGCAAGCATCAGCTCAGGCTTACTTCCTGGCGAATTATGCCAATCTCCCAGCACAAGCACGGCATCACATTGTGCCAATTGCACAAGGTCAAGTAGCATGATCTCCTGATAAAAGGAAGTATCATAGTCTGCTGCTTGCGCCAGACTCTCGGCATGGCGACCTAGGCCGCTGGTTGTAGGGTTGAACACATCGTGACCTTTGCTTCTTAGCATGTCCTCGGCTTTCTTGAACTTGGCAAGTGTCTCCGGACTTGGATTGTCCTTGCCGATTTTTCCGCAAACGTAAAATTTCATATTATTCAAATTTTAATTGACTTTGTTCCTGTGTAAAGTTCCAAACTAAAACCTCGTACTTTCTACGTGGTTTGTGAATCAGAGCTGGTATCATGCTCTTCAAAGAGATAACCTTAATATTCCAATTGTTGGCCTCGCAATACTCCTGCAGTATATCACTGCTGAAATTCGATAGGATGAACTTTCCTTGAATTCCGGAAAGGACATCGAGTAGCTGCTTGAAGTCTTCCTTCTTATAGCCCTTATAGTGCTTTTGCTCTGCACCGATATACGGAGGATCGAGGTAGAAGAATGTATCTGGAGTGTCACGTTCCTTGATAACGTCGATGGCATCATGACAGGAGATCTGCACTTTGCTGAGCCTATCGTAAATCTGCGATGTAAAGCGCTTCCTGTGATTGTCCATTCCGATACCAATATGTGAGCCACCCGTTCCGTTGTCCCGCTTCCATCCACCTCGAGGGGTGGCCATCACGCTCATGTTCGTCATCACCCAAACAGCCCAGGCCTTATCGAGCTTGCTCCGATATCTGGGATTGTTGTAGATTGTCCGAGCTTTTTTGAACTCACTTTCGCTGTGAAGGGTGTTCTGGATCCTGTGCTGCAGGGCCTCGAAGTTATCCACACATTGCTGATAGAAGTTAATCAGCAGATCATTGGTGTCATTGATAACTTCGAGGAATGACGAACCTTTGGCAAAGAATATCGCGCCACCACCAAAGAACGGCTCCACATATATCTTGTGGGCTGGCATCAATTCCAGAATCTCATTTGTGAGAATCTGCTTGCCTCCGTAATATGTGATAGGGGTTTTCATTCTTCGACAGATTTGTTTTCTCTTGGGCAGAAGCTGCAATCAGGAAGGTCACAGCCATAGCAGGGTGACTCGATGTAGCGCCCGTGCTTGTCAAATTCAGGAAAATAACTCATACGCTTGGTTTCTCTACTTGATAACCTTTTTGTTTCAAGAAAGCAATTACGCCATCGATGTTTCCATCTTCCCAAAGATCTTCCAGAATGTCACAAATATAATTGCCGACGTGCCTGACAATTGCCCTGTCAGATGCATAGTCTATATATTTGTCAATAAACTCAACCTTCTTTGTTCTGCCTATCGAGTAGAACAACTCATCTATTTTTTCTTCTGTACTCATAATCCCTATTTTTTACGTTTCACCTTAATTTCAATTTTGCATTCTTCAAGTTCGAAAGAAAATATCGCGCTTTCAGCATTTATTTCCTTGCAATAATTCAACTGCTCTCGTATGTATTCAATAATATCCATTATCAAAAAATTAATATGATTCACCAAAAGAAAAAGGGCAATAAGCAAAAGATTGAGGTGCCCTGTCAACAACTAAATCCTCTAATGTTACCGCACCATCTTCGAACCGTTTTACCTTGCCTATGCGCCACAGGTAAATAAACTTTGCGTTAGAGCGATACGTGTCAACGTATTCTTTAGACACAGCAAGCATTTTACACGTTTCTTTCGTAAGGGAAAACAAGCCGCTGACAGTCTGTATCTCATCGACGCGGCACCAACAGTGTATTCTCTTCGTGCCTTTCTCGACGACAAAGAAACCATCCACTCCAACTTTCATGTGTTTGGGTCTGCATTTGCGCATCTCGAAAGTCTTTGTTCCTTCTATGATGGCTATAATCAATTGTTTGGGAAGGGTTATTACAACATTCATACAGACTCCTCCCTTACCATCAGATGTTCCATACCATAACGCTGCATCCACTCATTATAGTGGGCGATGGCAGCATCACCAGTGAGGCCCTTGCGTTGGCGGTCGGCCAGTTCCTGACGCGCCACAGCTGCCTCTTTTCTCATCTGCATACCCATAGAGCGCCCCTTTGTCTCTATGACTATTAGTTTTGTTAGAAGATCACTTTTACTCATATTCACACGGTTTTGTTTTTATTTGGTCTATATAGCAACCGCACTTCATGCACCTTGCCCCATTGATGCAGTTGCGTTTGTCTTTGCACGTTTGACAATCCGGATGCATTGTTTTAAGTTTAAAGAGGCCGCCCGCCAAAAAGATTATCGACAGTGTTAGTGTATTAATTTTATTATGGCCTGGCGGGACGGTCTCTGTTTCAGATATTGTGAATTCGTAAAACTCGAATGATCTCCCTGCAGTTCTTGGCGCCTAGTTTCTTCTTAAGCTTCCAGAGCTGCTGCTTAACTGTAGATGGAGATTTCCCAAGTTCTCTTGCGATCATATCGAATGTGTCACCCCTCAGGTACAGTTTGGCGACTTCCTTTTCTGCAGGTGTCAATCTGTATAGACTCTGAGGTTTACAGATGATATTTTCATCCTGGCATATTCCCCTAAGAGGACAGCGGACTTCCTCAAAATGGAGAATGTCCCTCTCGATATCTGGAGTAAGCAAATCGTGTTCCCCAAAGTTGCAGCGGATAAAGCGCTCAATAATAGAGAATGCGGCTACATCCTTAGCTGCTGACGAATTGTTCTTAGGCTTGTATAACAAGCAAAGCCTTGCCCATGCTCCAGGGAACCTATCGTTGATAATACCCAGCATCTCCAAACAGATACCTGTACAGAACCTCGTTAGCCGTTTTTCTTCTGATTTTCCCTGCTTGTAATAAACCTTTCCATCTGGGGAAACCCTAAACTCTATTGCATCCATATGCCAGTCTCTATTGTCTTGGTGATGTTCTCTAACTCATCGCGACGTAATTCGCTGACGTTGTTCTCTCTGAGTTTCCCGCTCATAGTTGCGGTGGGATAGTCGTACCTCTGACTGAGGTAGCGAAGGAACTTTCCTTTCTCTTTTTTCGTTAGTGACTGGTAATAAACCCTCACGTCAATGCTCTGATTTTCTGCCATAATTTTCTTGTTTATTTCGGATTAAATATTTAAATTTGTGGCAAAATTAATATTAAAAACGGAATAATCCTAATAATGACGGAAAAATCTTTCCGTCTTTAAGAGGATTTAACATAAATAGGTGTAACATGAGGTACGAATGTGTCAATGTCAATCTCGAATTCCTCAGGAAAGCCATAGCATCTCGTGGCATGACTGAGCGACAGTTTGCTATTCTTATGTGGGGAGAGGATACCCACAGAACAATTAACGATTTCCTGAGGCGTCCAAATACGACTATAGAAACCGCCATGAAGGTATGTAACATTCTGGATATATCTCTGGATGACTTCTTCGGCGGTTCGGACAAAATCGGGGCATCCCCGTTTATTGTCGGAAATCAAAACATCATAAATTCCTCCGTCATTAATCAGGATCCGAAATCACTTCAGGCAGAAAATAGGGCCCTGAGATTGCTTATAAAGGAGAAAGATGAGCGTATCAATGATTTAAAAAAGGTTAAGGATGAACTGGGAACCAGACTTGATTTGGCTCTTAAACTCGGACAAAACTCGGACAAGAAATAGTATTAATTGTCAGGAAGATGCGTTAAAAACGGCTTTTGTACGCGGTTAAATAAGAGACAAAGGACTTCTTTCAGTTCTTGCCTCCGCAACTACAAAGAACGCATTTGCGTTCTTTTTTTTGTTGATAATGATGAAGCCCAGCAACCGCTGGGCTTCTTTTCTTCTGTTATCTGCGTCCACCGCCACCGAAGCCGCCGCGTCCGCCTCGGCCTCCGCCAAAGCCTTCGCTACGATTGCCTCGACCGCCTTCGCCGCCACCCCATCCGCTGCTGCCGCGGCCGCCGAAGAAGTTCATGCGATAGCTGATGTGGAGGATGGCATACGAGTTGATGGCATTAACCTCTTGGTCGCGCCAACCGTTGGCATTGACGGTGCGACTGAAATTGGTCTGTTCGCGCAGGATATCATACCATTGCAGCATCACGGTGAGAGCCTTGCCACGTAGGAAACTATAGCTCAGTTGGGCGTTCCATATTAGTTCGTCTGTATTCAGAGTGGCATCGGCATAGCCGCGCTTGCTATATACGTGGAAGTCGGTAGATAGTACGGGCCATGAAGAAGCGTTGGCCGACTGGCGTCCGTTCAGCTGATTTAAATCGATGCGTGTGTTGCCGCCGTAAGAGAAATTCCATGTGTCCAGATTACGTGAAGCCTGGAGTCGGTTCTCTGTGCGAGCGTATGTTGTCTGACCGTTGAGTGAGAAGTTAAGCCAGCGGTTGCGATAGCTCAGCGATACGTCGGGCGACACGTTGATGCTATGCGTCACGTTGCGATCAGGCGTTGCCGTGCGGTTCAGGTTGACATAGCTTACCTGGTGACGGTAGCTACCACGAATGCTACCACTCACGTCCCAGCGGTTCAGTGTGTCGAGTCCCATGTTGAACGTCACACCGCCACTGGCATTCCAGTTGCCGTCAAAGTTGTCCGGACGACTGATGCGGCGACCGGTATTCTCTTCGTAGGTCACGATATTGCCGATGGAATTGGTGGTGCGCTGGAACGAGCCGTTGCTGCTGAAACTCCAATGGCGCTGGTTCTTGGGCACTTGGAAACCAAGACTGTCTTCCACGAGGGTGGGCTTGCGCTGCTTCTGGAAGTTGAAACTGAGGTTGGTGGTAAACGAGGGTTTTAATCCTGGATTACCCATTGTCACCGATAGTGGGTTGGTGTCATCGTAGATGTCGAGCAACTGCGTGATGCTAGGCTGCTGAGTCTGTCCGCGGAACTGCACCTGCAGATTGGTATACTGGTCAAAACGGTAACGCATGTTCAGGGTGGGCGAGAGGTTCACCACGGTGCGCACCGTGTCAACGGGCTTACCCAGATACTGCTGGATGTAGTGTGAGCGCTGAGGCTGGATATTCACACCCACGTTAAGATTATATTTCTCGCGGTTCAGTCTGATTTGCACATCACCATTATGTGCATATTCCGTACGCTCAGAATAGCGACTCAGACTGGTTGACAGACGGTCTTCATAGTCCTCGGGCAGGAAACCGAAATCTCGATAGTCCAGCAGTGCGTTCTGAAACTGTTCTTCGCTGATGCCTAGCAGGTCGTAGGTGCTGGGGTCATTCTTCTGGAAGCTGTAGTTGAAGTTGTAGTTCAACTGCAGGAAGATGCCTTCTTGTCCCACCATCCTTCTGCCACGATTGCCAAACGGACCGCGTCCGTTTTGTTGCTGGAGGGTATCCTCAGGATTTTCCTTCTTCTTGAAGATATAGAGCGGTTCGGTATAGGTGGTACCGAGCGAGATGCTGTAGTTCTTGTTGTCTGAGGTCGTGTAGCGGTTGGTCTGATAGGTAGAGTCATTACCCAGGCTGTTCTTTTGTAGCCACAGATGCACGCCCGACAGGTTGGCATTGCGGTTGTCGCCGTCGCCATAGCTCAGGTTGGTGCTGATGGCGATGTTGCGTCCCTTGTTGTTCAATCGTCTATAGAGTTGTAGTTGTGACCTCAGGTTTTTGTTGGTACCATAGCTCAGCGACTTGTTGCTGCGACTGTTCACCACCAGACTGTCCTGACTCAGCTCCTGCAGTCCCATGGTGCTCAGCGGGTCGGTCACATACTCAAAGGGGTCCACATTAAACGAGGCCGAGTTGGAGGCGTTTTGGTTGTCATTACTTGAGAAACTGATGTTCGGGCGGAAAGACAGTGTGGTCAGAGAGTCTATGCTCCATTGTAAATTCATGTTGCCAGTCCACGAGTTGTTGCGCGAGTAGCTCTGACTGACACTATTCGAGAAAGCACCACCGCGCGTGTTGACGAAGCTCTCAGAGCCTGTACGACTCCAGTTGTTGGTATTACCGTGGCTCCACGTCACACGTCCGCTCATCTTCACCTGACTGCCGTTCTCCTTGCGCTGGTTCTCATAACTGATATCCAGGGCGGCCGTCTTCGTATGGCGCTGTCCGTTGTTGTTGCCACGGCCTCGTCCGCCACGACCGGAGAAGTTGCGGTCGTTCACATTGTTGGCATTGCCCATGAAGGTGTAGCGCATATCACCGAAGGGCTTCATGGCCGTGAGGCGCACACCATAGCGCTTATCGGTACCATATCCCAAGTCCGGATTGGCCTGTATGCCGTTGCGCGCGCTACGCTTTGTGGTGAATTCCAACACGAAGTCGTCGTTACCGTCATCAACGCCTGTCATCCTGCTCAGGTCACTCTTCTCGTCATAGGCTTTTACTTTGTCGATGACGTATGAGGGCAGGTTTTTCATCACGGCATCATTATTACCTGTCATGAAGTCGCGCCCGTCGAGCTTGAATTTCTTTACCTCTTTGCCATTGACGCTGATTTTTCCGTCTTCGTCAATTTTAGCGCCGGGCAGTACCTCTACCAAGGCCTCGATGACAGATCCTTCGGGCACACGGAAGGCGTCGGCGTTATAGACCACCGTGTCGTCCTTAATTACCATCTTGGGAATATTGGCGGTTACCACTGCCTCGTTGATGAGCACGCTATTGGGCTCCATTGCGATGCTACCCAGTGCAAGGGCACGTGTGCTCGTTTTTGTCAGTGCTTTCTTCTGCTCTTGATAGCCCAGGAAAGTGATTTTAAGCATATAGGTGCCTGCGCTGACATTATTAAATGAAAAGGCACCGCGATCATTGGAGAGGGTTCCCCCAACAAAGGTGGTGTCTTTTTTGTTTCCGATTCGATAAAGTTGTAGGGTGGCTTTCGCAAGGGCCTCTTTGGTCTCCTTGTCAATAACACGTCCTGATACGTTGTCTGTTTGAGCGTTGACATGAAGCACGCACAAGCAGATGAGTGATAGTAGGGTAAAAAAACGTAAGTTCATCTATTTTAGTCGTTGGGTTTATGTTTTTATAGACGCCTAACGTTCCCAATGGTTTAATTGCCGTTTGATTTCTTTTGCCCATATTTCGTATCCCGCCTCCGTGATGTGTAGCCCGTCGTAGCTCAGCTCGTCTCTCAGCATGTTGCTGGTGGGGTAGGTCATCTGGTGAAAGAGGTCCACAAACGTGATGTCGTTTGATTCGCAATAGGCGCGGATATACATATTCGTCAGGGGGATGTCATCGGTGCGGCCTGCCAGTGTGCGCCAACGCCCCGATTTCTCATTGATGGGCAGCAGACTCTCCACAATGAGTTTCGTGTTGGGGGTCTGCTGTCTGATAGCCTCTATCAAGCCGATGACCTGTTGGGCTACGTCAATACACGGTGCATCGTTTACCATGTTGTTGATGCCAGCCATCAGGAAGATGACTTTGGGTTTGTGGGGTGTAATCTGACAGAGACGTTCCGTCATGCCGATGGTGTTGTCGCCAATGATGCCGCGATTCACCACGTTGTCCATACCTAGACGCTCGCCCCAGTTTTTACCGTTCTCTGTCAGACTGTTGCCGAGCATCACAATACTGTTCTCGTTGATGCCGCCCTCGCGTTCAAACTGTGCCACACGCTTGTTGTAGTGGTCCGTAGAACGATAGCTGACGTGCTGTGCCTGTGCCGTTGCGGTTAGCATACAAAGGCAGAGGGCAGTAAAGAATATGATGTTTTTCCTAATCATGCGACAAAGATAAGCAGAAAATTGTAAAATAGGAAGGATTTTTAGGATAAATCGCAAAAAAAATCCAACAGCACGACCTCAATCACTGCTGTTGGATTTTTTTTTTTTTTTTCTTCTTTGTGTTTTCTCTAAGTAACATCTCTAAGTAACATTAGTAATGATTACTTCATACGTCTCAGTACCTTTTTATAATATCTTTCGGTAGCGCGTAGACTGTAGTTGGGTCCACCGTTCCACAAACGAATCGCTTTCTCAATGTCGTTAGATGGATTGTACTTTGACTGAATCAGAAGGAACATCTCCTTTGACTTGGCCACATCAAATCTGTCTGCCAGGGTGTAGCGCTTCTCGCTACCACGTGTCTTCAGAATGTAGTTGCATTCACGTACGGCAACAGGGGTAATCTGCATGGCACCCACTGACTGTCCGCCCACGGCTTTGGGATTTCCTTCGCTTTCTACCAGAATGATGGCCTCTATCACAGATGACCAGTCAAACGGCCCTGATTTTACCGCTTTGTTTTTCGCCCCAGCGCCGAGGGGCAACAAAGTAAGAATCGATAAGCTCAGGCATAGTTGCTTCGCTATTCTCATCATGGCTAGTATGTGTTTGGAGGGCTTTGCCAAGGCCCTTGATGAAACATTCGTCCTTGTCTCGTCACGAGACGTTGATGGGGACGTTTACCATTTTCTTTGTTTGCAAATGTAGGAAATTATTCGTAATATTCCTAATAGCGAAGCCTGATTTTGTATTTATTTAAGTTAAATTCATGACTTTCGTCAATTGTATTCTAATTTTCGTCGTTAGAAAATGGGTGTTTCTTAGTCTATGTCCACAACGGTGATGCCGGCACCGCCAAACTGTACGTGTTCGTCGCGGAAATGACTCACATTGGGGATAGTGCGGAGGTACTGGCGGATGAGCTGGCGCAGTACGCCGGTGCCCGTGCCGTGGAGGATACGCACGCGCGACATACCTATTAATATAGCATCGTCGATGAAGTGCATCACGGCATCTATGGCCTCGTCGCCACGCATGCCGCGCACATCGATATCCTGATGGAAGTTCTGCTTGCGGTCTTCCATGGTGGCACGCGTCATCTTCGAGGTCAGGATAGCCAGACCGGCATGTTTGTTGGCTGCGGAGGTGTCCTCGCTCTTCACCTTACCCTTGTCGCATCTCTCCAGCTGTTCGGCCTTCATCTTCGTGCGCACATCGCCAAAGATAACGGTGATCTGCTTGCCTTGGATGTTTTCCACTGTACCAATGGTGTTGAGACCTTTGATACGCACGGTGTCACCCTTCTGGAGGGGACGGTTGAGGTCGTTGGCGCTGTTGCGTTCGGCACCGAAGGTCTGTTGGTGCTTGTCGCTCTCCTCCTTCTTCTGTGCTTTCTCGGCCTTGCGCTGCGCCTTGCGTGCCTTGCGCTCTTCCATCTGGCGAAGTTTCCTGGCAAACTCTTCCTCGCTCATCAGTCCGCGGGTGTCGTCGCTCTGCACCTGCTGACGGAATTTCTGCAGTTCTTCGCGAATCTCGCGGGTACGCTCTTTCTCAGCCTGCGCCTCACGAATCTCGCGGATGGCATTCTCAATCTTACGGTTGGCCTCGGCCAGCAGTTCCTCAGCTTGCTGTTGGGCGCGCTTCAGGATCTGCTTGCGTTCGCGCTCAATCTCCTCGAGGTTGGTCTCATAGCGCTGGATATGTCCTTCGAGGTTCTTCTCGTGCTGGTGGATGGTCTGGCGCTTGCCTTCCCAGTAACGTTTGTCGCGTACGATGTCCTGCAGGTATTTGTCGCTCTGGATATAGTCCTGGCCTACAATGTCGGAGGCGTCCTTGATGACTTCCTCAGGCAGGCCGGTCTTGCGGGCTATCTCGATGGCAAACGAGGAACCGGGCTGACCGATACTGAGCTGGAACAGGGCCTGCATCTGGTGACGGTCGTAGAGCATCGCACCGTTGACAACACCCTCGTGGTCGTCGGCGAAATGCTTCAGGTTCTGATAGTGGGTGGTAATCACGCCGAAGGCTTTCTTCTGCCAGAACTGCTTCAGGACGGCCTCGGCAATGGCGCCGCCAATCATGGGTTCTGTACCGCTACCAAACTCGTCTATTAATAATATGGTGTGGGCATCGCAGTTCTTGATCATCTGCTTCATGTTCATCAGATGACTGGAATAGGTGGACAGGTCGTCCTCGATGCTCTGTTCGTCACCGATATCAATCATGATATTCTTGAAGATGCCGCAGGTGGAACGGTCGCCAATGGGAATGGGCAGTCCGCATTGTAACATATATTGCAGCAGTCCAACGGTCTTCAGGCACACGGATTTACCACCGGCATTGGGACCTGAGATAATGAGCAGGCGCTTGTCCTGTTCGAGGAGGATATCAAGGGGCACCACTTTCTTTCCTTGTTTCTCCAGTGACAACTGGAGCAGGGGGTGAATGGCACGGATCCAGTCGAGATGCGGCTTGTTCTCTACCTTGGGCTCAAAGGCTTTCGTCAGTTGGGCAAAGGCGGCCTTCGCCTGAATCAGGTCGATGATAGCCAGGAAACGGTAGGAATCAAGAATCTCCTTGACGTGGGGACGTACCTCGTCGGTGAAGACGGTGAGGATACGGATTACCTCGCGACGCTCCTCGGCTTCGAGTTCGCGTACGCGGTTGTTGGCTTCCACGACCTCGGCAGGTTCTATGAAGACGGTCTTTCCTGTAGCACTCTCATCGTGAACAATACCATTGATCTTACGTTTCAGTCCAGGGGCTACGGGAATCATCAGACGACCGTCGCGCATGGTGGGCGCAGCGTCCTTGTCTACCAGTCCGTCGCGCTGGGCGGCATGCAGTATCGTATAGAGGGTGCGTGAGATGCTGCCCTCGGTCTTTTGCAGTTCGTGGCGTATGCTGGCTAGCGTCATTGAGGCGCCGTCCTTGATTTTACCATATTTATCCAGGATGGAGTCTATGCGACGGATCATGGCAGGGAACGTCATGATGTCGGTAGTCAGGCGCTGCAGGGCAGGGTAAGTGTAGGTCACCTTCTCTTCGTCCTCGGATGCGTTTCCTTTATTCAGATAGATGACAATATTGCTGATGGTCTCCAGTGAGCGGCGCAGGTCGAAGACTTCGTTTTCCTCCAGATGGGTGCCTGTCAGACGGATGCGTGCGATTGACTCGCGCATGTCGAAGAAATACTGCATGGGGAAATCGTCAGTCGTCTCTTTCAGGCGACGGAACTCATTGGCTTGCTGCAACCACTCGTTTACTTCGTCGGCATCAGAAGAAAATGCCAACTCGTCCACCATATTGCGACCCAACGAACTCTGACACCGTTCCTTCAATAGTGTACGGATATCGTCGAATCCTATCTTATTTTCAAAGTTATTAGGGTAAATCAT